ATGTTATCGGATGACTCTTTGATGTATTTGATTAATTCATATTTATTCATATCAATTCCCTTTCCTTTTTTTCTGTTTAAAAGGCAAGAAATGGGGCCAAAGTTTGCTTTTAACGAAAATCTTAGGATCAGGCTTGCACGCTTGCTAAGGTTCACGTTCGGGAAGGTACTTCTTCAACCCCAAATTGATAGTTAAGCAGCTTCTTCTCTTTCAAGAACTTTTTGTTCATGTGAATTAAGAAGACTGAAAGCACCGAATGTTCCTCCACGTTCCATTCGCCATTCACCAATTCCTGATGTAAATCCTGCTAATTCAAACAAGTTGAGCAACTGTTCTTGACTGATTGAATCTGCATTGTATTTGACATTCAGATTGACATGCCAATTATCAAACTGACCACGATACCTGATATCAGTAGTCATATTTATTTTGACCATATCTTGACGTAGATGAGGTTTATCACCATGTATCTGAACTAATTCTCCATCATCAGGTACTACATAAAACAATGACCTAGCATCTGTCATTGTCATTGTAGTCTGTTTTGCTGCTCTAACTGCTGCTGCTTTAAAACCACATGCAGGAAAACCATAAGGTCCATCAGGATGTTCTCCATGACTAAGAAGATATAAAGAATCCCTATATTCCTGTTCAGGATCTTTTGCTGGTTTCTGTTTAACAGATTTCTTCATCTGTTTATCCAACATCTGCTTTTTAGCCTTTTCAGACCACTTATGACTGATTAATGGTGTCAATCCTGTAACTGCAAACTGAACAGTTCGTATATTAGGAGGATTGATCTGCATTTCTTTCATTGCCATAGTTCCTCCTTATATTTTTATTTTAGTTGCTTCAGATGGACTGTCATCACTTTGGAATGGTACATCATCAGTAACTTCTTCTTGCTTACCTCTGTTGTTACGGAACTTCACTTTATTGACAATGAATTCATACTTCACATGATGAGTACCATTCTTGTCATCGAATTCCCTCTTTCTAGGTTTGCAATCTCTAACCAGTAATTCATGTCCTTTCTTGACATACTGGTTAATTGCTTTTGCAACATTGTTGTATGCTACAAAATCGATCCATGTAGGATCTTGTTCTCTATTATCATCCTTGACTGCCATACTGAAATTAGAGAACTCAGTACCTTGCGTTGTTTGACCGCTTATTGGGTCGTTACCTAAGTTTCCTTCAAAGATGCAAAACATCATATTACTTATCCTTATTTATAGATTATGAATTAAAATGCCTCCTGTAAGACTCCAATGTTTAGAAGCAGTGATCCTATAGAGGTATTTGTCTTCTTCCATTAAAGCATCACAAACGGCTTTAATAAGGTTATCTAGATCTGGACGTACATCATGTGGCATTCCATCTCTCAACAACCTTTTCTTCTTCGACCAAGATCCAGGCATAGGCATACAGAATTGTACGCTTATTGATCTTGATAGAATGAAGCTGTTGTTACTTGCGATTTCTCTTATTTCGTCTGCGAATTTTCGGTATCTCATCACTACTGGACGTTGTTTCCAACGATCCGCTTGAGTCTGCCTTGGTTTCGCTACTGGAATTAGATCGAATTTTAGGAACGAATTGTAAGTGTTCATTCGTCTTTCTTATTGGTTCTCCACTAATGTTGTATTCAGTCCATGATTCAAGATACTTGTATAAATAAGTATTCTCATCAACATCTACTCTTGCAATAATTTCGTTGTCATCTTCTGCTTTATCTCCGTAATTGTTTGCTTTAATAACATCAAAAATAATTGAATAAGTTGCTTCTTTCATTGTTCCTTTATGTATGAGTATATCCATCCAACTCAACACCAACCCACATATAACACCAACGGATCATAATATGATCAGCCGGTATACCGTAATGTGCTCTTTTACGGAATTGACGATAGGATGTTGCACCATCAGGATTCCTGTCAAAAAGATCTTTAACTGCTTTACGTTGAAGTTTTGTTAAATACATTTATTCCTCTTCTTGCATATAGTTTCGTTTTACTTCTTCTAAATGAAATTCTATCCAGGTGCATGAATCCACATCTGCTAGTCTAGAATAGAATGCTTCTCCGAATATGTTCTTGATCTCTCGTCTTTCCATATTCGTTGTTATGATAAATGGACGTTCATTACCATGTCGTTCACTTATCAAATACATCAACTGCTCTATTTCAAATTGAGTTGCAGTCTGTGACTTGTCTGACTTCAATTCATCAATGAATAAAAGATCAGCCCAAATGGAGGGGCGAAGGAATTGTTCCATATCTTTTATAGTATCATCTTGATACACACCCCTCATTTTCAGAAGCCAGTTATACCAACGCTTAATCATCACTGACTTGTTGTTGTGGTAGAACTCTTTAGCTATTGCTACTGCTAAAGTTGTTTTACCTGTACCAGGAGGTCCAGAAAGAACTAATGAGTAGTTATCCCTCACATCTTCATAAAGATGCCGTGGTGTTCGATCTAAGCCTTTTAAGAAGTTATAGTTATCAATGTTATCCAATGTGAAAAAAGCATGTTTCAATACTCCTGCTTCTTTTAAGAATTCAGTGAGTTGTTTACTCTTTTCTTCTTCACTAGGTACTATCTCCAAAAACTTAATCTTCTGAACTCCATCTTCTGTTATCCATTCAAAGGGTCTATCTGAAGTTTCATATTGACCTAAATTCGATTTATCAAACTTTGAAGCATTTGCTTTACATCTCTTAATAAGATCTAAGAGGACGTTCTCTGCCAATGATAAGTCTTTTGTTTCTTTCTCTAACAGCTTCTTTGATTCTGTGTTTTTCTGTAGTTTCTTTCTTAGAGTTTCCATGTTCGCTTTGATCGTAGAACTCTCTAAACTTTTCTTCTCCAAAGAAGACTTCTGATCTTCTAGACCACTTTTCCCATTTGTGCCCTTCGGGGAATTTTCTTGCAACATGTTCAGCTACTCCGATGATGTCTTCTGCACTATATATCTTAAGTAATATACTAAGTCTTTCTTTACATTGTATGGTTAATCTATATTTCTTCTTTAGTATAGAGTTAACCTTATTTATTAATATAATATATATATTAGCGTCAACTTCCGTCATAAGCCTTTTTCGGTAGCCTCAAGAATATCTTGTAAATGCCATGAGGACTTGGCAAAGGCTACCTTTTTTGGGTTAAATAACTTTCTTAAAGTAATCTTTAATATCAGCAGAATACTGAAGAACTGTTCTCAGTTTGTTTCCATCTTTAAAGGACTTATAAGATACACCTTTTAAAACTGCATTGTATGAACCTTTATCCAATCCTTTTAAGATATCATGAAAGGTTGTACTATCTGCTAATTGATCGTACTCTTCTTTACTTATTTTTGCTGTTGCAAACATTATATCTATACAATCTTGAACATCTTTATCATCATGCTTAAGTTCAGGTAATTCTGGCTCATCAAATGTGATTGTAGATTCAGGTTTTTCTTCAGAATTCATTGAATTTACTTCCTTGAATGACTTATCTAATTGATCCTTTTCAGGAGTAGAATGAACTGTCAATTGAGGAGTAGGATTAACAACATCTGGTGTTTCTACATGAACTTTTGCACTGTTTGGAATATCATCTACTTCTGTTTCATCCAGCATTCCCATACCACAAATAGAAAGTGTTACTCTACGCTTTGCTTTAGTAACTGCTTTAAGCATTGCATTACCAAGATTCTCACCTTTTAATCCTGTTACTTTTGCAAAACCCATATCTGAATCTGGTCTACCAGATTTACGTTCTGTAGCTACTACTGTTACAAGGTAGATATCTTCTACAATTCTAGTATCAGTAATCTCTATAGAAATGTTATGAATCTTCCTCAACTGATCTGTACAATCTTTAGCAGCATACAACTGTAATTTCCCATTCAATTTGATATAAAGAAATGGTTTTGTAAGAGGATTCAATCCTACTGAATCACATACTTTTGTATAATACTGCAACCTATCTTCAGTTGATAAAGGTGCTAAATCTCCACCAATTAATGCTTTCTCAATGTTCTCATTATTGATTGCTACTAATGCTTTACTGCTCATCATTGCCTTTCTTTTTGCTTAATGCTCTATATGGGTTTCCAACTTTAATACAATCTTCATAGATTTCAGGGTACTCCTTCTTTAGTTTCGCTGAATCTACTGTGGTTTTTCCTTTTCGGTAAGTGAACGTATATAAGACATTCCCTTCTCCATCATGTACTGTCTCTGCTGATCCGATAGCAATCTTGGCTTCACTTTTAAGATCTTTTGACTGTTTTCCAAGTCTGGAGATAAGTGAATCCAGTTGATTTGCTTTCGCCATTTTCTTCTTGATATCCTCAGTAATAAGAACTGAACCATGCGTTGCTTCTGGTGGATAAACCATCCGAAGATCGCTTTCATTTTGAATTTCAGGTGCAACATCTTCCTTGACGTTTCTGTTCCAGAATTCATTAGCACGCATCAATGCGAACTGAATATCATTAAGGCAGTCTTCCCTATAGATCGTTCTATGAACTAAGTTCTGACCTCCTAATAGTGCAAAGATGTGCCATGCTTCTGCTTTTGTACAACAAAGCATTGCTGCAATTCCTTGCCAATAATACCAAGGTGGAATTTGACCATCATCCCAACTTGATGTCTGAAAAATACTCTGGTTCTTTATCTCTGCTATGTCTTTACCAATACGACCATCTAAATGAGCATAGATATGATCGTTGGCCCAATAAGTTCTCTGATCTTTCCTTACCTTATTTGGAAGCTCTGGAAAGAACTTAGGTATAGCTCTTAGGATAGGTTCTTCTAAATGTATTCCCCAAAAGACTGCATCCTTCTTGGATAGATCTTCTGGTTCTACACGACCTGTTTTCTCTGCCCAAAGATCAACAGGAGTTTTGTACTTGCTTGCTTGCATCAGAATTGGAAAGTCGCTTGTTCCCAACCCTGTTTTTCTCATCTCTGCATTGTCTGCGGAGAACTTTATTCCTTTCGGCATTTTTGTTCCTCTTACTTAAAAAATTTCTTACATCAAAGAGACTGCGATCTCGTTCTAAACGAGCAGTCTCCAACTTCTCATCGAATCTATGGAAAGCGTTTATCGCTTGCTTTAGTTCTCTGATTTCATGCGTAAGTTCCTTCAAGCTTTGTAGCAAGATCTCGCTTTCGCTCATTTAATAACTCCATTGCTTTTGCAAGAATCTTAGGATTCTGTCGTTTCCCACATAGAACTTGAGAAACATAAGGTTGTGTATATTTAAGACTTTCTGCGACTGATTGGATTCTGACTCCGAAATACCTCATCTCTTCCCTGAGATTTTTGAAGTGTCTTTCCATGATCCTCTTTAATTTTTTTGTTGTACTGATAACCCTGCTCTGTTACATTACAATAGCAGAATGATTAGTACGGTAAACGAAACACGTACTCTTGTCAACATAAAACTTATAAAGCCAAGGAAGGTTCGAAAAAGAAAGGAAGCTAAATTATGAAATATTTACTAATACAGAGGCTTTATGTGGGAACCCTTGCTAGTCCGAAGATGACTGCTGGTCATTATTTTGAGAAACAGCATCCTGCTTTACAGAAGGCACTAGATCTTCTATAGTCTTGTCGCAAACGAGTGCATAATAGATATCATGCAAATCATTTAATTCAATTTCTATGTTTTTACGTTCCACATTAATTTTATTTTTAAGGAACTTGAGTTGCTTTTCTGTAAGTTCGATATATTTCATTGTCAGTCTTTCGTTAATAAAATGATTGTTATAAAGGGTGCGTTAGTATCAGGAATTTAATGTTATCTGCGTAGCTCACCGTTCTAGAATGTATATTGCCAGAGTGATCACCTTTATTCGGATACTATGAAGGAAGCGATCCAACGCACCCTAATCTTATGAGACTACAATCTCATCTCCTTCTTCTGTATTTTCATCAAGAAGGATCGATGTGTCCAATCCTACAGTTGCATCACATAGAACTGTAAGCTTAGTTCCTCTACTCCAGACTTGGTTAGGATTCGTATAACGCTTCATTACATTCGTAAAGGCATTATTCAATGACCATAGTGTACGATCACTGAAATCCTCATATTCTGGTTCATCCCATTGATCCAGTACAGGTTTGATCTTATCTGAAGTAATGATATTCCTTCTCATTGCATCACATACGAAATGATCAACCCATTGCTGATCTTCAATCTTATAGTCTTTGTACCAATCAATCCTGTTATTGCCAATCTCTTCTACAGCTCTTAATTTAGATACTGCAGTAGCAAGTCTAGGTTTGATTCGATCAAATAGATTGGTTGTATGCTTAACTTTGACAGTTACTTCACCACCAAATACCAGATTGTTGCAAACATTGACTTTCTTGCCTATAGCCAAACCTACTGGAAAGGATTTGTCATGGCTGTTTCGCAATGCAAGAAATGTTTTCGATTCAGGATGAATCAAATCTGTTTGAGCATCTACAAAGGCAAAGAATCTTTGGTGATCCTTATCCGTTCCAAATTCTGGATCTCCTAATTCAAATCCAAAGTTCTTTGCTTCTTCTTGGACTAAATCCCAAACTTCATGATGAGGAATTGGAACATGAGATCTAGTTGATGTAGGCATCCAAGATCTAGTTGCCATTAGATCCTGATAGTTTAATGGATTACCTAGTTTAACGTAGTTTCCTTCGATCATAGCCATATTATATCTTAGCCTCTTCTAGTATTTGATTGAGTTCTTCGTCTGAAGACACAAATGTATCTTCATCCACGAGTTCTGGATTTAATTGATAATAATCAACTTTGATTTCCCCTCCTTTCTTCAGGAAAGCATCTGTAGCAGCCTTTATATCATCTGAACTAGGTCCAGGGTCTGCTTTAGATCTCTTTTTGGATACAATAGGTCTTGGAATGAATTTCTTATTCTTCCAGGGCGAATGATTGTTCTTATAATTAGCCATTATTCATCCTCTTCTTCATAAAAGAATTCATTGATGTGACACATATCAGCAACATCTGATTCTGACATGTATTTAACACATGCCATTATAACTTGGTCTTTTGACAATACTTCGTCTTCTACCATCTCTAGAAGCTTGTTAGTATCTTCACGAACATTTATTGGTTCTTTATTGTAAAACATTATTCCTCCATATATTCGATCCAATCTTGTTCAAACTTCTCTGTGTCTTTTTCATATTCTTTCTCCAGTACATCACAAGTATATTCTCTCCAATCATCAACTGTCATTTGGTCAACAATTTGGTGACATAACTTTTCAATGCGTTCTGGTGTTTTCTCTATAGATTCAGGTAAATGACTATCATCATGGTGTGGATGGTCCATAAGGCTTTTTAAAAAGGATTTATGAAGTCTATCTTAGTTATAGGTATGAGAACTTCATTCGACTCATGTCCTTCTCTATATGCGAGAACATGCAATGGCAAACGAATTTCAACACACTTCCAAACATTGTCTTGATAATGAAAATACTCACCTTCTCCAGGAATATCAGAATTGCCTTCAATGCCATAAGTCTTATTAACCTCTTGTTTATAGAGTTCTTGGATTTCTAAGAATAAGTCATATGCTTTAACAACCATATTCTCGACTGTGTTGTACTCAATGGAGTTGTTTACTGGCATCTCCTTGTCTGTCTTGATGTCCAAGACTTCTAAGTTTTTCAGAGATTTCATCTCTAATAGTAATCGGTACTGTTGAAAGGGTATGTCTAATGTAATCATTTAATGTGTCCATTGCGTTCCATATTGCTTTCTCTTTTAATGCCTTATCATATTCGTGTTCACATCCTGTAGAACAAAAAAGTTTTGATGAAGGTCGTTCACAAAAATAACAGTTATTATCCATTGTCTTTACGCTCCAAAAACGGTCATTACGCTCCAAAAAGCGATTTCGAGCAATGGAGAAGTCAATAGCTTTCTGGCTACCAACCTCTCCATGTGATTATACTTTAATTTTCTTCTTACTTGCAATTTCTACCTGTCTTTTAAAGACCCTTCGATAGAAAAGTTTAAATGGATACACAAACATCAAAAATGATGTTGTTCCAATACCATATAATGCTCCTATGGAAACATTAACTACCAGTGTTCCAGTTTGCTGTAGAACATGTAAAACACCACTACCAGCAGACTTAACTTTCTTTTCGACTTTCTCTTTGTCTACACCTTTTCCGAATGAGTTGATAATATTCTCTAACTCGCTTGTTGCATGACTTAATTGCATGGATACCTCTCTTATTATTAAGAATGAATAGAATCGATAACACGGAAAGTGCTATCACAATCAAATTGCTGATTACCCAACTCACTGAGAAGCCGATAATCGAGCCTACTAAAATCCAACGGCTCCTCTGGGTCCATATGATATTCGTATGATTCCCATTCTCCGATGGTTCCCTCATGTTTTTTAACATAATGAGTCATCCTGTCCTCATAATAATTACATAGAAAAAGAGGTTTTCCCCCTCACAAAAAGGGGGGAAAAACCTTAAACATTCACTCTGATTGATAAGGACGTTCTAAGTCCATTAAAGGTGTATCTTTCATAGCCTTCATTTCATAACGGTGAGAGTCTAAATGTTGGAATGCTTCAACTTCATCCCAATTCTTCTTGTTAATAGATTTCATGACTTGTTTCATCTCTTGTTCATAGTTATCAAATTCCTCTGTAGATGCTAATGAATGATAACTAGATTCATGTTGATGTAATGCCATGTATTTCTGATCGAATTCCAAACCGATTTCGGAACGATCTTCTATACCTGTCTTAATGTTCACAAAGTCCATCTTTGACATGTTCATCCATTTAGGAAATAAAGCCTCTGGACCTAATTCAATTAGATCTGCATCCTCTGTAAGTATCTCTGGATGCATTTCTCCATAGGTTTTGAATGACTTCATCATGAATTCAATATCCTCATAACGATTCTGTACATTTCCTGCTGGAATATGATTGATTACTCTTACTGAGTCTGGATTCTCCATTAACTTATAATGGATTGGTGGATGCTTATAAGTGCTACAATCACTTACATCTGAATACATAAATTCTCCTCCATGATCTAAAGAAGGAGATAACCTGTAATCAACATCTAAGTTAAAATGCATACAAAGTCCTCTTTTGTATTGTTAAAATGAGAAGGTATAGGAGAGATAGTAGGATAGCCTACTCTAAGCATCCGAATGGTCGGTTTTCACTCACGACCCATCCTATACCTTCATATGATGAAATTTAAATCCCATTGAGTGGATCACCTGCTTCATAAATCCCATAGCATTTTAAACATAATGCTGTTCTTTTACCTCTGAATGTGTCCCATTCTGCTATGTAATTTGCTTTATACTTTTTTTTGCATGTTTCACACTCAAATCTTATGTCAACACTCTTATCACTTTGTAAATTAGCAGATTTTCGGTGAAAACGTGCATAATCAATTGCATCTAATTCATCAACACTTTGTTCAAATAGTGAATCCCTCTTAATGCTCGTACCTTCTTCAAAGTCCTTACAGCTCATTTCGTGAGTTCGTACACCATTTAAATCAATTGCATTACAGCTATCACATAATCTTTCCATACTTTCCTTTCATATTTCTTATAAAGCTCAATAGCGAGCATCGTAGGCACTCTATTGAATGCCCACTGTGCTAACAACTAAGCATCTATGGTGAATGTCTCCACCTGATGTTTGTGACTTAATACAAAGTCTCTTAGTTCTTTGATTGATCTAGGTTCTGAACTTATCTCTTTTCTAGGAGTCTTATCATCAGCAGACCATTTTCGATCCCAAGTTCTCTTAGGTTGTAACATCCAGTTTAATCTCTTAGATGCTCTCATTGCTGTCCAAGAACCATCTTCTTCTTTCCTGAATGTAACGCTTGCAGTAGCACGATTAGAAAACTCAATTGTGTACTTGGCACAATTTATCTTGTTATCAACTACTGGTTCAGGTTTAGGTTCTGGTGTTATCATCTTCATGTACTCTTCACTTGTACATGCTCGTTTGGTTATGACTTCAATTAAATTAGCTCTGGTCTTTTTCTTCAGACCTTTTACTACTGATTCTAAACCCATATCAAATGCTAATGTTAACAAAGAACCTTTTGTTGCTTGACTTAAAATCATATGACCTCTTTACTTAAGATTATTATTTAAAAAATTACTTACCAAACAGGAATCTATCCTCACAAAACAGCGATAGATTCCATATAATCACTTGTTTAGAAAGGAATATCATATCCACGAATATCTTCTTGTTCTGAATATTCTTTTATTGAAAGATATTCTGAATAGATTTTGACTACTAATTTACATAATTCTTCTCTATGTAAACCAGCAAACCATTCTATTGTATCTTCATTTAATTGAACTCCATCAATCTCATAGTTTGGATATCCATTACCATATCCTGACATCTTGTCTAAATATTCAACCATCATACTGAGTAAAATTCTGTTAAATGTTTTTGTAAGCATTTCATTCTCCATCGTTAAAATCACATTCAACTACATTTGCATCAGGCTCTTTATCCCAATACTTCTCTTCATCTGCATTCTCACAATGAATAACTCCTGTATATCCATCTCCTAATAAAGTCCCATTACATTTACTACAATGGTGTAAACTCCATAATTCATTTAACGTCATAACGTCACCTTCTATTAAAGATTAATATAAAGAGAAAACAAAACAATATCCCCATAACTAAGGATATTTTTTTTTTTCGTTAAATGACTATAAAGTAGATATATGATCTATGCTGATATGCTGTTCTTATTCAAACGAAATGACAGCAAATACTATGACATGAGAAACGAATGGCATACGTATTGTGATGGCATAAGATTGAGCTTGTACTTGATGACTACTAAACAAGAACTTCGTGTTCTACCATAAGCCGCAATCCGTTGCTTGTAGGTGTATTGAATCCCTATACTGTAAGCCGTAACAGATGCTGTGGCTTGTACTCAACTACAATGTTCTATTCTAAGCCGTGATTCTACTCATGCTTGTACTAACACAACCATACTATCTACTACATATTAAGCCGTAATGTTGCTTATATTACATTACAGATATATATAGGTATTGTATTATATATATATACTTTAGAGATACTGTATATCTCTCGTAGATAATATTGATTATATAACAATACCTCAGTGTATCTCTCTACTACTATTCCTATCTTTCTTAGCTATGTCCTATATGCTGGATGTACTAGCTTTATAACCAAACACATCATTGCTGTAGCAGTTAGTATTGCATAGCAAGTATAGAGTATGTTTAAACTCAGATCATGGATTACATCACCTGGAAAATAAATAACCCCATGGGTATATCATTTCATCTATCGGAAGGGGGTGGGAACAAACTGGTCCTGCTCGAAGAGCAGAGACTACCAACCCCTCTACTTGGTGGAGTATTTACTTGTTATAGGAGATAGCTAATTAATGAGTAGCATTTTATCAAAAAACAAACATCCTGGTAGTTATCCTGATCCCAAACTAAAAGGCAGAAGGGATATCAGAAGGGATTATGAAGGTTTAACTCGTGGATCTAGCCTTAAGTCACATAGAACTAATCTTCAAATGGTAAAAGTGGATGTACCTAAAGTTCAGGACAAAGTGAGTATTAATCCTAAGAACAGGTACACTCAATTTTTAAAAGAAAACATGCCTTACACAAAACTGGAATCTAATTTCAGAACAAAAGGCAAGCAGAAGTTATTAGAAGGTCAGACAACGAGGAAAGGATTAGGAGCAGGTTTGTTAAAAGAGATTAAGCGTAAGTTGATGAAGCATATACCAGGAAGACTTAAGAAGACAAACTGATGTCTGAAAAGAAGTTAAGTCCTTATGCGAAGGCATATAGAAAGTTTTTAAGAGGAGTAGTTAAGAATCCTGAAGGAATCAGAAGTTTATCAGTTTCAGAAGCAACAGCTAAAAAAGTAAGGGTTTTTCAAGGGAACAAAAAATTACGTAG